GTCGTTGTAAGCGTTTGTCCAACGGTGGCCGTGCCGGTAACAGCAGGTGCAACCGTATTAACGGGGGCGCTCCCATAGGAGTTCCCCACAGCCATCATTAGAATTCCACTCATGTTACGTTTCCTGTGACAACACAAACAGTACCTGAGATAAACAACACGTTGCAGATGCCGCGTGTAGCCAGTGAAATTGTAGCTTTATCAGAATCAGTGCCACCAATGTAAGCGGTTGTGATCGACATAGTCAGCGTGATTGCGCCGGAAGTGTTGTTAAAAATCACAACAGCATCACCAGCGGAGAAGGTGGCATTTGGAACGACAATGCTACCGCCAGAACCAATTTCAATAAACTCACCAATGTCAGATGTAGCAAGGGTGTAGCTGCCAGTCTTAGCTGAACCTGACTGAGGGATGTTGAGATAGCCCAACGAACCAGAAGTTGGTAACGTAACATTTGTAGCTGCGCCAACAGTAAATGTTGTTGAGAAACCGCCCGAAACTGCTAACAGACTTGTCGAAACTTTTACGTAGTCAGTGCCGTTGTAATAAACCGCGCACTTTTCACCAGCAACAACAGACACACCGGGTTCGCCGGAGGCTTTGAACGTAACTGTATAAGAGCCAGCGTTGTCGACAATATATGTCTTACTTGTGCTTGGGCCTGTGACAGTCTTAGTTGTAGTTGTGCCGGAAATCTTAACTACCGCAAATTGTGCGGTAACTGAACCAGCGCCAGACAGTGTGGAAACAATATTTGTGGCCGAAGCATTACCAGTAGAGTTTACTAAATCAACTGCACCGTCACCTGTCAGTGTCAACGTGCCCGCAATAGCAATGTCCACGTATTCGGTAATACCGTTGTTGACCGTGTTGCCCCACGTACCGGTTAGCGTACCCTGCGTGGGGGTAACTAAGTCTAAGAGTGCTGTTTCTGCTGCCATGTTAAATACTCCTATGTCGTCGCAACATCAGTCCAAGCTGCTGTTTGCGTATTACTGATATTTTGCCAGTTTGCGGTCTGTGTGTCATCTATTACTTCCCAGAAAGGTCGCGCAGTCACGGAATCTGTGCCAGTTGCTAATTCTGTAATTGATGCCACAAAAGCCGCCGCTGCCGCTAAAGTGTCTGCGCTTACCGCAGTTTCTGCTACTGTCGATACAAAACCCTGCGCTGCTGTAATCGCGTCTGATCCCGTTGCGCTCTCTGTAACTGATGCGTCTAACAAAAGCGCTGCACTGATTGCATCTGAACCCGTGGCTGACTCTTGTACATCCCCAAAAAACACAAAGCTTGTTGTTAAACTATCGGTACCTGTTGCAGTTTCGCTGACGTTTGCCGCATAAATAGGCAAGCTAGACACCGCATCTGACCCCGTGGCCGTCTCAACTACTGTTGCCGCATACGTAGGCCCTGCCGTAATTGCATCGCTACCCGTAGCTGTCTCAATAACCTGCGCCGCAAACGCTGATCCCGCTGAAACCGCGTCTGTGCCCGTAGCAGTTTCAGACAAGCTCACGTTGATTGTCAACGTAGATGTTATGGCGTCTGTAGCAACCGCTATTTCACCAATACCGCCCCATGAGTTGTAACCCCATGCGCTTTCGCCCCAGCCCGTACCCGCCACTGACGCATCGTAAACTTCCCCACCAGCAAGCGAATCTAAGCCTGTAGCGGTTTCAGTAATCGCCGCGCCTACAGATATAGCAGAAACAACAACGTCTGAAACACTACTTGACTCGACTACCTCTGCGTCATAAACAGGTGAACCAAGTACAACTTCTGTGCCTGTGGCGGCTTCAGTTATATCAGAGGTATACAGTTTACTTGTTGTAAGTGCGTCTGTACCTGTGCCTGTCTCACTAACAGTGGGGGCTACGCTAAGCGCAGAAACAACTGCGTCTGCTGCGGTGGAGGCTTCGTCTACGGAGCTAGTGAAGGCGGTAAAACCGCCCCACCCTTGTTCGCCCCAGTAGCCGTCACCCCACCCGGCCATATTAAGCTGCCAAGCTGAATGTGTATGTCACAGACAATGTATCGCCGTCAACCACAGAGCGGTCACCGGGAGCGCCAAAGTCAGCCGCAGAGAACAATGTGCCTGTTGTGCCACTCTTAGTATTGTCGCTTGTCAAAAACGCGCCGCCCACAGTTGCTGTTGCATTGATGTTATACACAGCTGGTGAAGCAGAGTTAGTCACCACAGAAGGATTAGCAGTTGTAGCTGTTACAAAAGTAGCAGTCACACGGTTTGCATTGCTGTAAGGAACAATTTCTGTCCAGCCAGCATGAGAATCCATTGTGTCGCCAGCCGCAGGGGTATTAGAAGCTGCCGCGCCGTACAGACCTAAATACCAAGTAGTAATCTGGGTTACTGAAGTCAAAGCACTGCCAGCCATGTAAGCCAAGCCAGCGTTAACTACCAAGTTCTTAGACTCAGCAGTCCACTTTAAGTTACCATCTTTATCATGGCACTCAACGTAGTATTTGCCAGAAGCTTGTGCGGCTTCACCGGCTTTGGTATTACAAGTCAGGCCACTAGAAACAACGTCTGTGGCTTTGGTTTTCTCAATAGTCATGATGACTCCTAGTTAGAAGAACGAATAAGAGCCGCCGTAGCGGTGTTTGCGGGCATGGTGATTGTAAATGTACCAACGGATGTCTTGTCAGAACCGAAGTCCAGAACAGCAACAGACTTGTTACCTTGGGTAGAGTTGTAAATCAACGCACATCTTGCGGTAATTGCGCCTGTCCAAGAGATGTTTGGAAAGCCTACAAAAGCTGTGTATCCAGACGTGCCGATTGTGATGGGAGTTAACTGTGCGCCACCAAGCGAATACGTACCAGTAGCCGCCACTTCATCAGTTGAACTGTACACAGTCGTGTCTTCGTTCAGATTCGCGTTAGCCGTGTATAAGGCAATCTTAATCACATCAGTCGTCAAGTCATGTATGCCTTGATAAAGCTCTGCCTTAAACGATGTGGTTTGGGTCTGGATAATCGACATATCAAGTTACCTTCTGACGGAACTGACCAGAACGGTAAGCGTCTTGACGCTCCATACCATCGCCCAAACGTTTAGCCAACGCTAATGCTTCCATGAACTTCTGGTTGTACAACTGCATCATGTCGGTTTCACCCTTCATGTACGTGTAAGCCTCGACCAAAGACGCATACAACAGCACAGAGTCAAAGTTATCGCCCAGCCATGTACGTTCGTTTGCCGCTACTGTAATCGACTCGGGGTAGAAATAGTAGTGCAGTTCGGTGTAGTAGCCTGAATCTGGTGTTGGGCCAAGAATAAACGTTAACTCGTCTGCGTTGTCTGAACGTGGGCCAAACAAGGCGTAGTAACGAGGCAAACCTGTTTCATTGGCTGTGGGGTACGCTTGACGAATAAAGTTAACGTCTTTGTTTAACAAGTACTCGTACGTACCGGTATTCAAGTCACCGCCCGTCACACCCGTAATGATGGCCAAAGAGTACACCGCCAGAAAGTCTGTAGGGCACTGAAGGTAGTTGTTGTTTGCCGTTACCTGCCCATACACGTTCTTGCGAATCGAGGGGAACTGAACCGAGTTATAAATACGCTGCTCAGACTGCGTAACGAACACGGGAAGATTAGCCACGAAATCTGCTTCCGTGTTCTCCGTGTATGCCTGTATTGCAGCGTAAAGCTCAGTCTTGGTCATAGTTATGCCATCGGGCCTCTGGCCATAGTTCCCTTAGTCGCCGCACCATTACCACGAGTGACGATACCGGATGTCTTAGTGGTTTCGTTACCAGCGTTTTTGCTGATATTGCCAATAGACATATTCACGGTGTCGGCTTTACTGCGGTTTGGCGGTGTGCCGGGGTTTGTGGATGCGGCAACAGGCTTGCCACTCATAGTGTGGGGCTTGGCGTATGCAGCGGCGGATAGATTGTTAATCTTGGCCATGTTATTTCCCCTGATTCTTAACTTTGGCCATACCGCGACCATACTGCATCATCATCTCATTGGTCTTACCACCCTTGGCAAGCTTTGTAGGCGTTTTGCCGGGGTGCATGTTTTTCTCGTGCTTACCGATGGCGGACTTCACCATCTTCTTGTCTTGTGTCATGTCTTTCATAACTAACTCCTAAGTAACTGTTACTGTAACTGTACCAACAAATGTCGTTGCCACCAAGTAGTTTGGCGTGAGAGCAACATCAAAATTACTCGACCCACCTACCGGTGCCCA